GCAAGGGTGTCTGGGCTCCAAAAAACAATGGAATCACTAAAGCAAAGATTGGTGCGATTGCAGGAGCTGGACTTGGTGCAATGGCAGGAGCAGGAAAAAGTCCTGTAACTATTGCTGCATATTCCGTTGCTGGAATGGTTGTTGGTCATACAGTAGGAGCTCACTTTGATAAAGTAGATCAAATACACGCAACACTACTGTTGAGACAAACCCTAAGTAATAATGGTGATGGTCAGATGTCTAACTGGACAAATGAGAAAAAAGGTTTTAGAGTAACACAAGGCCCTGTCGCTACAAAAGGTAATTGTAGAGAGTTTGTGTCGAATGTTGCTGTTGGTAAGGAATATAGAAAATTGAGAGGTACTGCCTGTTTAGAAAATAAAGTTTGGGTTATGAAAAATGTTTATTAAATTAGACCTTGACAAATCTTCTTCACTGTAGTATATTAATAATATGACAATGCATCTTTTACCAGTTTATTTCAGTACAACCAGTACTCGTAAACGCAAAAAATCAAAGAAATCTAAATCTCTTCTTAAAGCAGAGGTTGAACATCAAAAGTTTCTCAAAAAGATGAGGGGATGTAGCTCATTTGGGAGAGCGCCTGCTTTGCAAGCAGGAGGTAGTCGGTTCGATCCCGTCCATCTCCACCAACCTGATTTGTCACCAATGTCTAATGTTATTCCAGTTGGATTAGCACCAAAGAAAAAAGTGATAGATCACAATTTCACGATTGCACCAGCTTACAATAAAGGTGCATATCAAGTAATCAGTAAAAACAGTATAAAGGATATAGGAAGATGATTTTAGGTTTAACAATTATAGGCGGTATTGTAGTGATTAACACCGCAATTGCTTTAGCAGGTTGGATATTTTAAATGAGAGTAGAAGTTAGAAATGGTAATGTCGAAAAGGCATTAAGAATATTAAAAAAGAAGCTTCAACAAGACGGTCTTTTTAATGAACTAAGAGAACGTGAATTTCACATGACTAAAGGTGAAAAAGGTAGAAGATCAAGAGCAGCTGCAATCCGTAGAGAATCAAAAACAAAACAAAAACGTATGGAAGAACATGGTTATTAATGACACATGACACTAAAACAAGTACTCCTCTAAAGGAACACCACGAACTAGTATGGTATGTCAAATGGGTATCATCTATCATTATTGTTCTTGCAATGATCGCAACAACAAATGACTTGTATCCTTGGAATATGTTTCTACAGTTTCTTGGATGTGCTGGTTGGTTGTGGGTTTCTATTAAGTGGAATGATCGTGCATTGATAGTTGTAAATGCGGTAGCAGTTGCAATATTCATCAATGGTTTTGTAATTTATTTTAAGGGAGTTTGATAATGAATTACGAAGTTAAGGATAATTTCTTATCATCAGAAGAATTTGCAGAAGTCCAAAGAGCAATTATGAGCCCTGATTTTAGTTGGAACTATAGTTACAATGTTGCTGAAGGTGAAGGAGTAGAGAACGAAGATTACTTTATACACCTTTTCTATATGGGCCTAGTAGAAAAACCTAAACTGAATAAAGATGGAACTCCTATCCCACCAGAGAAAAGTTTTTTCTATAAAGACATTGAACCACTACTTGAGAAACTTCCTATTGAAACTTTGATAAGAGCAAAAGCAAATCTTTATATTAGAAGAGAAAAAATAGTACATCATAAGGATCATGTAGATACTAAGTTTCCACACAAAGGAGCTATATTCTATCTAAATGATAATGATGGATTTACTGTATTAGAAGATGGTACAGAAATTGAAAGTCGTACAAATAGAGTATTACTTTTTGATCCTAGTAAACCCCATCATAGTACTTCCTGTACTAATGATAAACGCCGTGTAAATATTAACATCAACTACCTATAGAGGATAAAATGACTAGAAAGAGAATTACTTCAATCACAGATAACAGTGAATGGAAAGCTCCTAAAACTAGAAAGAAACGTAAACCAATGACTGATGAGCAGAAAGCAGCTGCATCAGAACGTCTTGCAAAAGCAAGAGAAGTTAGGGCTGCAAAGAATCCAGATTATGGTAAGGGAAGTTTTCATGAATCTTTACGTGATTTACCTACAGACCATCAGTTACACCCTGATAAGGTTAAGAAGTGGATGAAGACACAGAAAGAACTAGCTGCTGTTGAACGTGCTGGTGTTAAGAAAGATATTAAAGGTGCGATTGCAAGACTTGCAGACCATGAAGGTTATGTAAGAGAGATGCAAGGTTATCTCAAACACGGTGATTGGACATGTATGTTTTATGGTGAGTACCAAGAGAAGAAGATTAGAAGTCGTAATGTAGCACTTGGTTATCATTGGTTTGGCCCAAACATAGGGAAACCAAAACGTGACGTTGGTACATTCTATCCAGACTTAGGTATGGTTTGGGAAGAGGGGATGACACAGTGAGTAAAGAAGAAATTTCCTCAGCAGACATCATAAGAGGCCCTTGGAAAAGAACGATAAATACTCCTACAGAAGACCAAATTATAAAGGCAGAGCAACTTGCATTTTGTGATGAAATTACTTCTACTTGTTTGATGGCTATTTTATCGATACTTGTAGAAAATGGAATAGATACTAGTGAAAAATCTTTTATTAGGGATATTACTTTTATGCAAGAAACAATCAAATCATCAATATTAAAATCAAACGGTATACATCACCCTCTTCAAGTAATAGTGGATATGGCTACTGATTTTCAAATTGATCCAGATAATACACCATATTGTGAATTGGATGAACATACTATTGATGATATGGTTGCAAGTTATAATGCGGTAATGGAGCCTGATGATGATCTTAGTTGATATGAACCAAATTTCTCTTGCAAGTATTATGATGCATTTGCATATTCAGAAAGAGAAACAGATAGATGAGAATACAGTACGCCATATGATTCTCAATTCATTACGTATGTATCGTTCAAGATTTGTGTCTGAGTTTGGAGAGCTTGTCTTATGTTATGATTCGAGACATTACTGGAGGCGTGATTATTTTCCAGAGTATAAACATAGTCGCAGAAAGGGAAGAGAAAAAGATACTAAAGATTGGGATAATATCTTTGGTTGCTTGAATAAGATCAAAGAAGAAATAAAGAATAATATGCCGTACAAGTTCTTAGAAGTGTATGGTGCTGAGGCTGATGATATTATTGCAACTCTTTGTTCAGAATCTTCTGATGAAGTTATGATACTTTCTGGAGATAAAGATTTCATACAATTACAGAAATATCCAAATGTAAAGCAATACAGTCCTATTACTAAGAAGATGATTAATGGTTTCAATGCAGATGACTATCTAAAGGAACACGTTCTAAAAGGTGATTCCAGTGATGGAGTACCGAATGTTCTTTCACCAGACAATTCTTTTGTAGATGGTATTCGTCAGAAACCCCTAAGTAAGAAGAAGATAGCTGCAATGATAGAAGGTAAATTTCCAAATGATGAAGTTAAGAGAAACTTTCAGAGGAATAAGACTTTGATTGATTTGGGATGTGCTCCAGATGAATTACGTACAGAAATATTAAATACATATAAGGATGCGCCAGAAAACAGTCGCAACAAGATACTAAACTATTTTATAAAACAAAGATTAAAAACACTTACAGAATCCATAGGAGAATTTTAATAATGGAACTATTAATATCAGAAATCTTAGACAAGGTTTCAAAAACTAAATCAAAGAAAGACAAGATAAAATACCTTCAAGAACATAATAGCGATTCACTACGCATGGTACTTAAATCTGCATTTGATCCTAAAATTAAGTGGTTATTACCAGAAGGCGATGTTCCTTATAAACGTAACGATGCGCCAGAAGGTACAGAACATTCTGTTCTTGCATATGAAGCTCGTAAACTTTACCATTTTATGGAAGGTGGTAATGCTGATATTAATCAGAATAAACGTGAAATAATGTTTGTTCAGATGTTAGAAGGTCTGCATGAGAGTGAAGCAGATGTTTTATGTGCAGCCAAAGATAAGGTACTTCATAAGAAATATAAAGGACTATCAGAACCAGTTGTGAAGGAAGCTTTCTCTTGGAATGACGAATATATGAAGCTTGAGGGCCCTGATCCAAGACAAGGACGCTAAATTAATTTAAACTTTTTTTGCTTTTCCTTTAGAATCAATGACTTACAATGTACGATTTTACTTGACAAACTCTGTTCTATGGTCTATACTAAGGTATAAACTGAGAAAACAAAGAGAGAGACTATATTATGACTATTGAGATTAAAAAAACTTTTAAGAATGTTGAAGACGGTATTGCAAATATGCTTGCTGCCGCAAATGCTGACTATGAAAACTTTAGAGTGTCTGATGAAATGAAGGCAAGGTTTAAAGAAGAATGGGTTGTCAAGAAAGGTTCTAAGTACATCAAAATTATGACTAATAATGGTGGTTCTGCTTGGGGTTTCGTTGTCAATGTTGATAATGACAAGAAGTTTAAAAAAGGCACTTTGTTGAAGTGTGCTGGTTGGTCAGCTCCTGAGAGAAACGGTTCAAGAGGTAATGTTCTTGAAGGTGGTTTCCCAATCAACTGGACTGGCCCTCTTTACTTAGTAGGAAAGGGAAGTATATAATGGAAAATCCTAATACATTTCGTGAAAAGTTTATAACTTTCAGTAAGATTGCGGGCGATACGCTCGCAGTCGTGATAATCCTTGGTATGGGTTATGCCTGTATGGTTGCCCTTTAGTGATTACACTAAACTGCATTGAAGTTAACGGTTCTTACAAAGCTCGGCGTACTCTTGCCGAGAATGTAGTTGAATTTTGTATAGGGGAACTTATGCCTCGTATGAAAACTCTCTGGGTGGATGTTAGACTTAAAAGTATGAGAGGTGAAGATGCTACTGGTTTTTGCTGGGAAGGAGATCACAATCGTGAGTTTTGTTTAGAAATTAAACAATCTTTAAAAGAAGAAGAGTTTATAGAAACGGTTTGTCATGAGATGGTTCATGTTTGG